GTCTACAGGATTGTTGAACAGCTTGGCCGCCATCAGCATGATCGCCGCCTTGATGTCGAACGGCACCTGGTTCATGCCTGACGTGTATCTCACAGTCATCACACTGCCAGACACCCCTTCTGCAAGAGTCAGAACGCCATCACGGACATCATAACCGACTTCCGCTCCGTCCACCTTGACCTCAGCAACCTCTATTAAAGGCGTTCGGCATGGGAGTGGGACGAGCGGGCCGGTGTATGAGAAGTCAGACAGAGCGATCACCTTGCCGATATGATGCTCGGCAGCATTGACTGCTGCGAGCAGATACATCTGCAGGGCGTCGTCAAGATCATCGGAGGTGAGCCTCAGATGTCTCTTGAAGTCCTCCAGCGAAGGCTGGTACTGCGTGTCAAGATAGATTCGCTCGGTCATGATGTGTCAGATTAGGCAGTGATACCCTTGAGGACTGCGAAGCTCTTAGGCTCAGCCACAATAGCATCGTTCCATGCGTTGATGGTGATGATGATCTGAGCGCTGCCAGCCTGAGTGTACGGATCAATGACGATGTCGAATCCACCCCACTCGCCGACGAAGAGATCCTCCCAGTTACCGAAGATCATTGCCGAGCCGTCAGCTGAAGGCACGATGTTAGTCCAGTCTACAGGATAGCCGTTAAGACGGTTGCCCGCATTCTCCTCCATGATGAATCGGTCACCGCCATCCAACTTCGGAGTAGTCTTCATCGCTCCCCACACCTTGGCATTGGTGAGGTAGCCGAGACGTCCCTTGTTAGCATTGTTCTCGTTGACCGCAGTCTCGAGAGCAACGATGTTCTCCCATGTGATTGCACCTGCAGCGTCGATCACCTTGACACCGGCAGTCTTGAGGATACCTGTAGGGCCATCGACCGCTCCGGCGATTACACCAGCCTCCACGAGCTCGTTATGGGCGTTCTGCATGAGGCGGATAAGGTATGCCTCCACGTCGTAGGAAGTCTGACGGAGAAGGTCCTTGGTCACAGCGGTGCGAGTCACATTCCTCTTAGGCGAGAGCATGTTCTTCGCCCAGTTGATCTTCTTCACTGCAACGTCCTTGCCCTCGGCTGCCCACTCAGCTGTCACTGCTCCAGATGATGCCACAGGCACCTTGCCTACGAGACCTGTGAGGACTGTCGCACCGAGGTTCTGGACTGTGAGCCTGTTGTTGAGCTGCGGCATGAACACTGCCGGACGAACCTCTCCGAGGACGTCACCGTCTTCTGTCACTGACTGACCGAGGATGTCGCGGAGAAGGAATGAAGGGATGACCTGACCCTGGCGAGTGAAGCCAAGACGGTCATACTCTCTAGCGCCCTCCTCAGCCGCATCGAGCTCGAGGCCTGAGAGGCTGTCGGAAGCCACTTCGTTGATGAACTTGAGGAGCGAGAACCTGCGCTTCTCCTGATTCTCCTTCGAGCGGAATGAACGCTCTGCGAGCGCCTGCTCAGCGGCCTCCTCTGCGTTGGCCACGTCGAGCTCACGGATGAGATCCTCTACCTTGGCAACGGCAGCTGTGAGCGCATCCTTGTCACTTCTGTCAACCGCGCCGAGAGCCTTCTTTGCCTCGACGAGATCATTCTTGATTTCAGCAATCTTTCTTGCCATAATGAACGTTTTTAAAGGTTATTAAATCAGCAAGGCTGCCCTTGCCATGATGATAGTTGCATTGACGTCAGCATCGCGTGCCTCTGCGCTTTCCTGCTCGGTCTCCTCGACCTTTGGCTGCTCCTGCTGGCGAGCCTCCTCGCGGAGTCTCTTGCGTTCGGCCTCGATGAACTCAGCCTCAGCCTCCATGCTCTTTTTGAGCGCATTCGGATTCGCCGGTATGTTCACCACCGAAACCTCAAGAAGCTCCTGACCTGCGAAGTAGTAAGTCTCTGCATCGGCACCCTCTCCAAACTTGCCGCGACCGACAGGAAGGAATCCCACGGACACAGCTCTGAGAGAACCGAACATGATCTTCTGGTAGATCTTCTCGGCCAGAGGATTGATATCAGCCGGCTCGAAGGTGATATCAACCATCAGTTTCCTGTCCTCGACATATGCGACACCCTTTCCGATGACGTTGTCAGGATTGTCGGTATCATCCCAGCCACCGTACACCTTGTGTTGATAACCGATGATTCCGTTCGCATTGAAGCGGCGAAGGTCCCAGTTGTCCTGATTGAGGACGGTTCCTGCGCTGTCCACAGAATCGTCGGACGCGACGAAGGTCACTGTGCGGGTCTCCTCATCCTTCTTGCGAATCTCCGAGGCTACCGACCTGTAACTTACATTGAACTCTTTACTCATAATGTCTATTGATTGTCAGCCGACGAGGCTGTGTTTTCCTTGATGTTGCCATCCTCATCTATCGACGCCGTGTTCAGAGGAACGAGGAAGTCGTCAAGACCAGGAGCATGCTCAAGACCTTCGAGCGAGCGCACCTCGTTACGGGTCATATATCCGTCAAGGATGGCGTTGTGATAGTACGCAGATCTTGCAGTGGTATCTCCACGTAGCAGACCGTCGAGAGAGAACTTGATGCTCACAGCCTCCCTCTCAGAGTCGAATAGCAGCTTATTCTCCAGCTCAATCTCTATCTTGCGGACTACCGGACGGAGCGAATACTGCACGAACTGGATGGTCTGATGCTCGATATTGCTGAAGGTCGCGTGCGAGAGTTCCGCGATCATATGCGGAGGCACGTTCAGCATTCTGGCGATGTCCTGGATGCTCATGGTCTCGGACTGCACCAGCTGAGCTGCGACAGGATTGACTGAAAGCTGTTTGTACTTGATACCATACTCCAAGAGTGGAGTCTCGAAGTTCGAGGCGGCTGCAAAATGAGCCACGAACTTGTTGTATGCATCATCACCGAGATTGCCGTCGGTCTCAAGGACTGCCTTGATGTTGCCGCCCTTCTTGTAGAACTCCCCTGCGAACTTCTCCTGCGCGAGAGACTTGCCGAGCGCCATGGCATTATAGATGACAGTGTTGACACCGACAATGCCATTCAGCGACATCTCCATGAAGTGGAGCATGTTCTCGTCGGAGTAGGTTCCTTCGAGGAACTTGAAGTCAGGTTCTGCAATAGTCACCTTGTACCACTTGCGGCCGTTCGAGATTGCCACCTGCACATTGGAAGGATGCACCTGATGCAGAGCGACCGGCTGACCCTTGTAATCCCTCTTGATGATGGCATATGCATTGCCCCATCCCTTGAGCCATGACACGATGGTCATCCAGAATGTCATCGCATTAGTATAGTCGTTAGGATGATGAAGGACCTTATTGGCGGCATGCTGTCTGTCAGAGGTAGCGGAGCCGTAAGAATCGACGGTCTTGACCGACTTAGGTAATGAGGCGATGTTCTCCGCGATCAAGCGAATGCCCGCAAAGAATGCCGACAGCTTCAGGGCAGAGTCATTGGTCACCGTCACACCGAAGTCGACGTCATTCATGTACGGCGACAACGGAGAACTGTCTGCGCTGACGCGGATACCACGGAGCCATGCACCCCACCTTCTGAAAGGCCGAGTGATGCTGTCGTAGCGCGATATGTTCGTTTTCTTTCCCATTGCATCAGCAAGTTACGCCAATAGTTAAGGAAGGCAAAATATCGGCCACGAAAAAGAATTGTTTCGCTAAAAAGTTTTTACGCAGACGGCATAGACACCGTTCTAAGGCCGTGAGAGGCATATATCTCCCCTGTGTCTCCCGTGGTCTTGTTAAGCCAGCCGCCGACGGCATTGACCGTCGCGACGACACCGTCTATCTTATTTCGGCTGCGTGCCTTGTCGAGCTTGATGTTGGCGTTCGGGTCAGTATAGATCACAACATTCTGCATATTCCACCGGAAGATAGGATTATGCATAAAATTCAGCTCGGACTTGAGAACCGACGACTCCAACCACTTCGTAGGCACCGACATATAGCGGATAGACTGCTGGTACTCCAGAAGGACTTCCTGATAACGACCGAACTTCTGTATCATGTTCCACATTCCCCATGGGTCATACGCGATGCATTTAATGTTATACTTATCAAGCTCTATCTTGAGACGTTCGAGATACCATTCCTCATCGATGACCTTTCCCGGAGCGACAGTCACCCATCCCTGTTCAGCCCAGCGCCTGTAGTCCACGCGGTCCTCCAGCTCGATGACCTTGGCCTCCGGAATGATGTACAGATACTTGAACGCCTTGTACCGCGGAAAATAGAATGAAGCACAGGTGAGGTCGGTCTTGGACGCGATATCGATGCCGACATAACATTCCTCTCCGAGAAGCTGAGACTCGTCCAGATCACGATTATTTTCCTTGACAGTGTCGTCCGCAATCCACACAGTAGGAGCATCTACCCATTTGTTAAGGTTCTTCGTACAGAAGGCGGCGAGGACAGTTCCCCCCTTCTGCTTGGCCTCAAGGTACTCGTTCTCCATGTACGTCGGCGAGAGCGAGATGCCATAGTTCGGGTTGACCTTATGCCATGTCATCGGATCATCCCAGGCATCCTCATCGTCCGGGGTGTACAGCATGATAAAGTGATTGTCCTTCTCCTTGATGCCCAGCATGACCTCCTTGAGGAACTTGATGTCGGAGAAATAAGGAAGCGATGTGTCATTACCGGCTGTAGAGATCGAGAAGATAAGAGGCTGAGAACGGGCACCGATACCCGTCTTCAGGACCTCATAGATTTCATTGGTCTGCCATGCATGTCGCTCGTCGCAGACCGCGCATGACGGGTTGAGACCGTCCTTATTCTTGGTCTCTTTCGACAGAGGCTTATATGAGCTGGCCGTCTTCTGGTAGACAAGGCTGGAGGTGTAGGTCTTGACGAGGCGTGAGAACATGCTGACACTGATGAGCTCTTTGCTCGCCTCGAAGCAGATTCGTGCCTGCTCCCTGTCGACGGCTGCAGCATACACCTCGGCTCCTGACTCGCCGTCAAGCATCATGCAGTAGAGGGCAAGTACGGCAGCAAATGTGGTCTTGCCGTTCTTTCTCGGGACAAAGACATCGGCATAGGTGTATCTTCTCTTGCCGCTTACCTTCTTCTTCCATCCGAAGACATTTGCGACTATGAAGATCTGCCACGGCTCCAGGTCAATAGGCCTGCCGGCGAACTCGCCCTTGAAGTGCTTGAGGCTAGAGCTGAACGCGACAAACTTCTTGACCGCCTTCCAGTCGAAGTACAGATCATCACGTTTCCAGTCGTCGAGATATCGCTGACATGCCAGGATCACCATACGACAGCTGGGCAGACGTCCTGAAATGACATCTGCCACATACTCACTGACGACATTCTCTACATTGATCTTCTTAGTCACCGTATGCCTTCATAAACTCGTCAAGTTCATCCTCGGTCTTGACCTCCAGCTTCAGCTTCGTTCGATCCACAGGAGAGAAACCGAATCGAGCCGCTATAGCTGTCACGTCCTTCAGTGCATCCCTCTGCATCTTGACTGCAGGATTCGAGATGTAGTTGGTGCCGTATTTCGTCTGCACCTCTATCACCGGACCATGCGCCTTCACCTCATCCTCATAGATCCAGAATCTGTCATAGGCATGAGCGTACATGACGACCTGATGCAGATCCGTAGAGTAGAGTCCGGCACCGGCAATCAGCTCCTTGCACTTCTGACGATAGAGAGCCTTCGCCCTCATGGACAGCTGCGCATAGCCGGAAGCCTTGCGGGCCTCGTTCACGCTGGTCAGAGGCTCGCCCACATTCGCAGTCTCAACCTGCACTCTGTCCTTGCGGACCGTACCTTTCAGCTTCTTCTGGCCAAGATCTTCTTTCTTTCTTCCCATTGTACCAACTTATCTAATGAAAACCGCCTCCGGAGTACCTTGAACGCGATTTTTCCCGTTTCCCTAAATTTTGAAAATTTTGACATTTCGCACGCGAGACCGGGGGTGTGGTCTTGAGCGAATACCTCCGAGAGATTCAGACCCCCTACCCCCTTTCGTGAGCGTGCTCGCGTCTCCACTGAGCAATCAGCCTCTTGTCACGTTGTCCCTTCTCATGGTTGCAGTTATGACAGAGAGCCTGGAGGTTGTCTTCATCAAAGAATCTTTCCTTGCCACAGACCGGATACGGAATGATATGGTCAGTCACCTCTGCCGGCGTGATCTTGCCATTACGCTTGCATTCCTCACACAGAGGATGCGCCTGCCTGAATGTCCGTGACAGTCTCGTCCATCTGGCCGTATGATACAGGTCGGCTGACTTCTCACGGACA